TTATTCCTGTGCCCAGCCAACCCTGTATGCCAGTATCTCATCCGCACTGGTCAGCTTTTCCAGCTCTTTCTTCATGGTGCGCTGGCGAACGTGGATTTCCATCCCTTTGGTGAACATCGCCTGCTCTGCCGCTTCACTCAGCGCAATAAGCTCTTCTGCTGTCACCGGCACATCATTGTTTTCCGCATCCGTCCAGAAAAACGCCTCCGGAAGTTTCCCCGCTTTCGCCGCCGCCACCGATGGCTCAAGACGCGTCTGCGTTGACTTCCCGTAGTCCCATTTACGCCCATTGTGCTCAAACGTGTAGTTCGCCGCTTCCATCGCATTACGCCAGGCGTTAATTTCATCGCCCTTCATCCCTCGCGCTTTCTCCGCGGTCAGCAGGTCCGTGATTTTCTCCCCGTCAAAACCCCAGCGCCCCGAGATGTCAGCTTTGCGGTTTTCTTCCGTATCTGTAACCTCTGCCACACTCTGGTTTACCGGCCACAGCATAGAGACATCCTTACTTATGCTGGTGATTATACCGTTACTGTCATAAACCAGCTTCAGCGTCTCCGCTGAAAATAACGACTGACACTCATACCAGTCCTGACCATCCTCTGATTTCAGGTACATCGCACCCGGCACATCAGGTTTTTCAGGGGTATAGTGCTTCAGGTTTTTAATAATCATATTATTCTCCGTATTTAATGCCCGGTTGGGCATAATGGAACGCAACAACCAGTGTGAGTCACGTTATTCCGTTTTAATCGTTACCCACTGGCTTCCATTGTGAACCTGAAGAAAGCCATAAGTTACAGCAGTAATTTTGTAAGCCTGTGACCGGATATTCAGAATTACAGCACCATCAGGGACTATATTCATGCCGGGAATCGTTGGTTGTGCTCCATCCAGTGACGGGAAAGTAATCACCTCATGGTGTGCGACTTCTTTCTTCCCTCCGATACGCAGCCCACTAACCAGCGAAGTTGCGCCATCTTTCCCCGGAGGCCCCATCGGTCCCGGTTCACCGCGCTCACCTTTGGGACCTGCCGGACCTGCTGGACCTGCTTCTCCCGGATCGCCTTTGTCACCTTTTGGCCCCTGTGCGCCTGCCGGGCCTGCAGCTCCCGTATCCCCTTCAGGTCCCTGCGGTCCTGCAGGACCTGCTGGCCCCGTGTCCCCTTTCTCTCCTTTCGGACCGGGAACACCACCTCCTGCTGCAGCCTCTTCTGCCTTTGTTTTCGCTTCATTTGCCACATCCATTGCCGCCTTCACGGCCTTCGGCGTGGCTGCCTTTGTTTCGTCATTACTGTCAGTATCACTGCTTAACTGCACCACACCTTTCTGCGTCGTGCTGGCATCCCGCTGGCTGACCGTATCCGGTTTGTTTTTTGTGCTGTAATCCACCCGCCAGTGAAAACGTTGTGTGTCTCCGTAAACTGTACAGGTACAGACCGTGCCGTTCAGAAAACCATCGCCACCGTATTCGCCGATGGTGACCCGGACTATGGCTGCGTTATACGTCCCCATCACCTCAATGGCGCAGCCTCCCAGATTGAGTTTTCCCGGTCCGACATCCGTGATGACCTTATTAAATTCCGCAGGCAGTGATGCCTTCATCATCCAGTAAGGCTGGTCAAATGCCCCCTTTTCTTTCAGCCAGGCCACAAACTCACTCGTGGTCCATTCACCGGCCCCCGTATGAATGTCCCGCCCGTATACTCTGGCTGCTCCCACGGTGTTCAGAAACTTCACCTTATCCGGGATATCGTCACCGTTTTTCGCTTTCTCCAGGCATCCGTCCGCTTTGTCCATTGCCGCTTTCACCGCTTTCGGGGTGGCTGCCTTCGTTTCATCATCACTGTCCGTTGTGCTGCTTAACTGCACAATTCCCTTCTGTGCCGTCGTCGCATCCGGTCCTCCCGGCTCGCCTTTTTCGCCCTTCTCTCCCCGTTCACCTTTCACACCCTGAAGCCCCTGTGGTCCTGTCTCACCACGCTCACCCTTTGGCCCCCGCTCGCCGGTATCGCCTTTTGGCCCGGGAATACCCTGTGGCCCCGTGTCTCCCTTATCCCCCTTCGGTCCCCTCGCATTCTCTGCCCGTTTCTTCGCTTCCTCTGCACTCGCCGCTGACGCTTCCGCACGTTTCAGGATTTCCGCGGCCACCGCTTCCAGCTCTGCAAGGGCTTTCGGGTAATACTGTGCGTCCTCCAGGTCCATCAGAAATTTATTCAGCGTTCCCGGTGCAGAGTCCGCCTTAACCAGAATGTCACCCACATATGACGGCGCGTACCCTTCCGTGTTCAGCGTCACCCGGTACAACCCCGGCTCAACATCCATACTGTAACTGCCGGTTTCCCCCGGCTGACCATACGCCACCGTGGTGACAATCACCGTCTCCGTTGTGCGTCGCGCTTTCAGCTCTATCGTGCATCCCGGTACCGCTTTTCCCGTACCATCCTTCAGCACACCCGATATTCTGACTGTCATGGATTTCCCCCATAACAAAACCGCAGGACCGGTTTCCCGGCCTGCGGTAATATTTGTGGTTTGTTGGTGTTAAAACGGTGCCGTCCGGCTGACCACCCTCAGCAACCGGTCGGCGGGGGATATTCTCCCCCGCCACGGTTTCTTACTGCTTACACTGTAAGAACGCCGCAATCTCCGCGCCCGCTATCCGGAACCGGAACTCGCACAGTGAACTGTGGGTGATCCAGATAATGAGCACTACCGTGATACAAATCACGGTGGTTTTTAACGGTTTTTGCGACATAAACGCTTGCTCCTTTTACGGAGAGGCGCTAACCTTCAATTTGCTGAAGATCGAAAGTCAGGCCTCGGGTTAAACATGAATGTTTGTCCGGGGCCTTCGTCTTTCCGGCCTTCAGGTGTTCCCTCCGGCCATCAGCCAAAGGCACCCGCGCATAATGTACGGTTTTTGTCTCCTTCCGGCAATCCGTATTCCGGCTGCCTGTCACGATCTCCGGGTAAAACCGGAATCTGTCGATTTCGCCACCATGAGAGTAAAGGCGTCATATCTCCATCGCACCAGCTCTCTCTTTCTCCCTTCCACATCCCCCATATTGCCAGGACCACCTTCAACTCTCATTGTCACTGTAATCCGTGTATCTCCCCCTCCTGCCACCACATCCCATACTCCTGAAACGGTGTCCCCGAGGTTGGTGTACGTGTTAACAGCATTGCCATTTCTGTCAAAACGACCTGAAAAACCCGTATCAGCAATTCTCGGTTCTGCCTTAATGACAACTCTTCCGTTAATCGCTATCGTCAGTGTTCCTGAATAGAAAAAGAAGGGAAGGAGTATCAGCTTGCGATCAAACGAAACATCATCAGCAAGAGATACCTCCGCCTTAAAGATGACATAACCCTCTCCATACTTGTGGTTCGTAATATGGAGCGTGCCATCACGAGGTTCGAAGGAATAGCCCTTGACGATATCACCGATGATTCTGTCTGCGCTAATGGTTCCTTTAACAACGCAGTTTTCTGCAATGGTCACGTTATTCAGCGTGCCCGAGTTCGCACTGATATGTCCGCTGATATCCGCATTACGGGCTGTCAGTTTCCCGTCCGGCGTCAGGGAAAACGTCGGAGGCTCACCTGATGAGGTAATACTCACCGCAAACAGTCGTTTCAGGAACACATCGTTCATGAACAGCTGATTCCCCTGCGCCACAAACAGCGGCGTGGTGTTGCCGTTCTCCGGGTTAATCATCGCGATACGGTCCGCCTGCAGCAGAATATTGCTCAGGGGCTGGCCATCAGCATCCTCAATCCCCGCACCTATACCGGCAACATACGGAATGCCGTTTTTCGTTTCTGCACCTTCAGCATGTACAGCGCAGCCAGGTCGTTATTTGTGTCTGTCTGCACCCGCTGTATCTGCTGTATGGTGGCACTCTGGTCTTCCAGAGTTTTACTGACCGTCTGCGTGATTTCATTGCGGGTTTCGGTGATGGTGGTCTTCATCTCCGCCATCTCATCGTCAAGCTGGCTGTTACCAATCAGCTCCCACATCCCCCGTGCCAGATGTGTCTTCCCGATTTCTCCTCTGAAAAAGTCCAGATACCCTTCCGCATCATTGCTCGCCCGGCCACTGGCTTCCACAAACGCAGATTTCCCCACCAGGTTGACGCTGCGCACATAAAACCAGAAATCCTTCCCCGGCTTAATGTGCGGGCCGGAGACACTCCACTGGCTGCCTGTCCCCAGATAACGGGCAGAGGTTTCCACCTGTGCCATGTCCGTGATGCGTTTTTCTGAGAACCAGAATTCATACTGTACCGTCGGGTCATACACCGCCAGCACCGGTACTGCTGTTATCTGATAATACCCCGGCGTCAGCTCAATGCTGGCCGGTGCTGCAGGCGCATTAATCCGGAATGTAGTGGTGGCAGGTTCGCCCTGCTGGCCGTAGCTGTTTATCGCCCTGACCGTCAGGGTGTATTCCCCCAGAGGCAGGCCACTGAAACGGTGCTCCGTGTCCGCCGTGAGGGCGCTGGTCACCAAGGCGGCTGTTCTCACCACTGCCACTGGTCAGGCGCAGACTGAAGCGCACGCCCTTCACCACCCGCGGCGTGTCCCATTTCGCCAGCGCCAGATACTGGCCGTCTGAGGCACTCACCTCCACCGTGAGGTGCTGCACTGCCGGCGGGATGACGCTGTTCAGTGAGCCGGAGAGCGGCTCAAAGCGGGCCCCGTTATCCACAATGGCTCTTTTTCCGGTACGTGCTGCACTGCCGTGATGGCAAAGGTGCCGTCCGTGTTTTCCCGGATGGAAACACAGCGGAACAGGCGACGACGCAGTGACGGCAGGGAGAGTCCCCACACACCGTATGTCTCCACGCCATCCGGCAGGGCGCTGACCTGTATCCGGTCCGGGGCGGGGTGTGCAGTGATGTCCACGCGCACCGGCTTACCGCTGCCGTTAATCAGGTTCACCGTCGATGTACCTGTCTCAGGCAGTGTCACCTCACGGTCCAGCGTCAGTGTGCGGCTGGCAGCATCGATGGACAGGATGCGTCCGCCGGTCAGGGTCCCGGCGTAGTCGTTATCACAGATTTCAATAATGTCACCGGGCGTGTGCCGCAGCCCCTGTGACCCGAGCGTGAAATCCACCGTCTGCGTTTCCAGCAGTTCTGTCTTTATCACCCACAGTCCGGCACGGTGGGCCTGACCGCGGCTGGTACAGCCAAACGCATCCATCTTCAGCAGATTGCGCCCGTAGCGCAGGATGGCGTCCGGGTCTTCCACCAGTTCCGTGGAAGTCTGCCAGCCGTCTGCGGGTCGGTGTAATTCACCTCCACCGCCGTGTGCCGGTCCTTCAGGGCACTGAAGCTGTAGCGGAACCCCACGCCGTTATCATCCACCACCACATCGCTGTTGTGTACGGCCACACCACATCCGACGGACGGTCCTGAACGAACGTCAGCGTCTGGCCGTTCCATACCGGCATACAGCGCATCGCCGAGCAGAAATCCCCCAGGACATCCACACCTTACGCTGCTGTGACAGGTACGCATTAAAGGTCATCCGCGGCTCTGTTCCCCCGAAACCATCCGGGACCGTCTGGTCGCAGTACTGCCCGATGGCATACAGAGCCCACTTGTCCACATCCGCCGCCCCCAGGCGTTTTCCCATCCCGTAGCGCGGGTGGGTCAGCATGTCCCACAGGCACCAGGCCGGGTTATTGCTGTATGCCGGTTTCAGACTCCCGTCCCAGATACCGCTGTAGGTGCGTTTTTCCGGGTCATAGTTTGACGGCACCTGAATGATGCGACCACGGATATGGTAGTTCACCGCCAGCTGCTGGCCACCAAACTGCTCCGCATCCACCTGCAGCCCCACAATCGCCGTGTTCGGGTAGCACTGTTTCACATCGATGATTTCGGTGTATGACGACCACAGCGTTCTGTTCTGCAGCTGGTCCGTGGTGCTGTCCGCCGTCTCCCTGACCATCCGGATGTTAAAGGGGCGCTCAGGGAGATTATTCAGAATCACCGACGTCAGGTACTGCGAGGTGGTCTTGCCGTTAATGGTGATATCCTTCTCCGTCACCCAGTTACCGTTACGCTCAAGCTGAATCAGCAGCCGGACAGAAGAGGGATTACGGTCACCCTTTGAGGTGGTCTCCACCAGTGACTGCCACCCGAAGGTGACCCGCAGACGGTCAATGTTCGCTGACGTGATGGTGCGCGTCACCGGCTTTGCCTTCGTCACCTCCACGCCCAGTGCGGTTTCCGCCCCGGAGGACTCAAAGCCTTCCGGCGGTGTCTGCTCCTGCTCCCCGGCACGCCAGACGGCGGTCACACCGTGTATCACGGGATTACCGTCCGTGTCCGTCAGCGGGGTTTTGTTCACCAGAATACTCTGCAGTCCCTTCACCGGACCTTCCACCGGTCCCTCACCAATGGCATCAATCACGCTCATCATCTGCGTGGATTTGAGATTGTCCTTCGCCTCACGCGGTGTGTGCCCCTTGCCGCCCCCTTTACCCACTCTGTCCCCCTCTCCTGTCTGATGTCTGAATCTGTTTATGCCAGAAAACAACAGGCACCCCGGAGGGTGCCTGTGTCATGACAGAATAAAATTTCTGAAATTCTTCACATTTCCGGCAAATTCCCGTGGAGGAAACCTTGCCGGATGGGTAGATTACCTGCGGTCAATAAAAGCAATTAATCGCAACTCCTTAAGGTGACTATTCGTTCCTCCCGTTAATATCCGGGTGTATTGCGGGAGCGTTTTTTATTTCAGCCCCGCCACAGAAAATTTCTGAAATTCTTCACACTTCCGGCAATTGCCTGTAGCCGCAATAATGACGCTGCGTTACTGTTTTTCTGACCCAAAAAATAACTACCATAACGTTAATCTTCATCGTTATTTCCCGCAGCTCCGCTAACTCTGCGGGATTTTTTTATTTTTATCCCCGCCCGATAACCACCACTTTCCCGTCACCGCCCTCATCACGGGTGCTGATGTCCTGGGATATCCGTCGTGAACCAACCAGCATTTCACCGTAAGGCACCGGCATCGGGTTACCCTGGGCAATCATGTTGTCCAGTGACGAAAAATACGTGTTCTGTTTACCGTTATCCGTACTTTTGTACTCCGGCGTCTTTGCCTTCGGGGCCAGCATCTGAGCCACACCACCCAGTATCATGCTGGCACCCAGTGAGAACAGCATCGTGGTGGCAGTCAGCCCTCCGGCACTCAGGGCTGCGCCCCACAACGCCATCGTTGCACCGGCGGTGAAGAAAGAACCCACGATGGCTGCAGCCCCCAGCACCACCTGAAAAACACCATTTCCCCCGGCCCCTGCCAGCCTCGGTACAATATGAATCACGGCCCTCCCGCTCAGTGGCTCATGAAGACGGGCATACACCGCCTCCGGCGCGGTATCCTCACCGGCAATACGTATCTGATACCAGCCTTCGTTCATCTGACAGCGGAATCCCGGCACCTGCAGCGACAGGGCACGGATGGCCTCCGCTGCCGTGTTCACATACAGGCTGATGCGACGACCAAATCGTTGTAAATCCCCGTGAAGGCAGATGCGGACCAGTGGCGGTGACGCCAGACAGAATGCGTTCGTCGTTGCCATTTCTCTGAATACCTCTCCCGTTTACTCAGTTGTTCAGGTATATGGTGAAGCAGTTCACCGTTGCCACAGTAAATGGCGGCATGATTCGGCACCGATGCGCCAAAGCAGCACAGCAGAATATCGCCTGCCTGTGCACGGGACGGAGACACCCGGTAAAAGCCGTTTTCCGCCAGGTTGTCCAGGTACAGGTTCTGACCGTTGCGCCACCAGTCATCCTCACGCACAAAATCCGGCAGCGTTATCCCCGCCAGATGGTAAGCATCCCGGAACAGGGTGTAACAGTCCGTCACACCGTGTTCAAAGCGCCGTCCGGTCAGGTGCGGCACACAGCGGAACCGGTGAATGTCACCCCGGCAGACCAGCCACCAGGGCAGGGCACTCTTTATCTGCAGCCGCCGGTCCGCCTCGCTCAGCCAGGGCAGTCCACCGGGATGACTGTGGACCAGCGCCACAATCTCCCCCTGCATCTGTGCCTGCAGCCAGTCTTCCGGTGCAATACGAAAATACGCCTCCGGCTCTGCGGAGATATTCACGCAGGGCTGGTACCGTTCGCCCTCCGGGGTGCTTATCACGAAGCCGCACGACTCCGCTGGCGCACACCGCCGGGCATGCGCCAGAATCGCTGATTCAGTCTGTGTCATAAAACGGGATTTACTGCGAAAGTTTATTAATGGAAAGGAAACCGCCGAAATTAGCCACCATGCCGCGCATCTCACACCCGCGCATGCATTTACTGCATCTGTCCTTCCGGATATCCGTGGTGGGGTTGTCGAACTCATCCGCCACTGCCGGACCGTTATACCCGCACTCATCGCCCCGGTAATCCCACATACAGGTGTTCGCCAGCATGATGCGACCGGGAAACAGCGCACCGTCCGTCTCCGTCGGTGTCGCCAGCACAAACGAGGCCGTCATGGCCGT